CAAACTGATGATATTTCTGGCGCTTCTGCTGATTTTGGAGAAGCGACCGAGGGATTTACAAGACAAGTTAAAGAAAACTTTTTTGATTACACAGATCCAATGGATTATGCAACATTGCCTTTATATCTTGCTGGCCCTCTTGGTGCAGGTGCAGCTAGAGGAATTAAAGGTGCAAGAATTGCAAACAAAGCATCTAAGGCTGGAAAAGGATATAAGCCAGGTGGATTAGAAAATATTTTAACAAGCAAAAAAGTTTCTCTTGGAATTCCAGCTGCAACTTTTACTGGTGAAGTTGCATACGATTTAGCAACTGATCCAGAAATGAAAGATATATTTAGCAATGATGCAGTAGATGATGCAAAAGAAGATGTTGATGAAGCAAATAAAAAAGAAACAGATAAAGACGATGAAAACCTTACCAAAGAAGAAAAACTTATAAATGGTTTGGCAGCATTGGCTGAAAATTACGCATCATCACAAGGTGTTGGAAGTGCTCCTAAAGGAATAGCAGGCCAAATGATTAAAGGCACAGCTATAAACACTCCAGAAATCACTAGATACCAAGGCGGTGGAATTGCTGACATGATGCCACAAGACCCCATGATGATGGCTGGTGGTGGCATAGCTAATTACTCAAATGAAATACCTGAATACTTTTTAGGTGGTTTGGTAAAAATTGGTAAAGGAATACTAAAAGGTGGTAAAGACTACTACAAGAAAGTAACTAAAAAAGAAGCAAAAGGAAAAGGCGCAGACGTAGATAAAAAGAAACCAGATACTAAAAAGAAAAAAGATACTAAGGAAGAAACTGGTGTAACAAAAGATGCTCCTGTTAAAGAACCAATTTTACCTCCAGAATTTAAATATATAGCAGGCGCTCCAATTGGACTGGGTAAAAAAGTTCTTGAAACATTGGGTGGTGTTGGCGGCATAGGCCGAGGAGCTGTTAGAGCAGGAGTCTATGGAACTGCTGGAACAATGGGATATAATTATCTAGACCCATTTGGTAAGAAAAAAGAAACAGAGATAGAGTATCAAGACTCTAGCGAGGATGCAGCAAAAGTTAAAAAATCAGAGTCATTAAGAGAGTTTCACCTTGAAAACTCAATGGCTAGAGCACGAGAAGCAGGAAGAGATACGCCTAACTTTATGGACTATCTTGCATCCTTTCCAAAAAGCTACACAGATAAAATAGCATCAGACCCAGAGTTTGCACAACAAATGATGGCAGGATTTATAGCAATGGCTAAACCAACTGAAGGCTTTGTGCCAAGAAATGCTTTTGTAGATTTTGGTGAAGCAGCAATGGCAGAAGGCATTAGGCAAGAGGGAGAAATACCTGATCAACTTAAATTAATGGATAAATTATCAAAAGATCCAGAGTTATTAAATGCTTTTAAAAAGTATTCAAGAAGCGCAAAACCTTTAACTGCTACTGAACTAGAAACAGAAATGATGGCTGTGGAAAGAATGTTAAAAAAATCTATTTATGGTGATAATGTTAAAGATGATGATAAGGTTTACAAAAAACCAGCTACAGAAGGGGAAGCTTTAGGAATGCCAATTGCTCCTTCAACATTGTATCAAATGTATTTAGATGCTGGTGAAAATTTAGAAGCAGTGAGAGAAAAAGTTACAGGTGATGGAAGTTAATGCCTACCGTAACATTGTCAGATGGGACTAATGTCTTTATTGACAGCAATGATCCAGAGGAAATAAAAAGAAAGGCTGCAGACTTTCAAAAAAGAAAATCTAGAGGTGGATCAACTTCATCTACTCTCGGAAACATAGGAAAGGCCCCATTTGCCGGGGTGATTGGAGCAGTGCAAGGTGCTGCTACACTGCCAACGACTGGCATAGATCTTTTATTTAATACAGATTCAACTGACAAAGTTAATGAATTTTTTGAAACTATTAAACCAGACGTAGAAGGAACAGCTGGCAAGACAGTAGAAATGTTATTTCAATTTGGTGTGCCTGGCCTTGGCACAGTAAAAGCCCTATCTGGTTTAAGCAAAGCAAAACAAATATTAGCTGTGGGCGCAGTCGATGCTGCAGTAGCCACAGACAATATTGATACCTTCGCAGATATCTTTGATAAGGAAAGCGATGAAGAAAGAATTAAAAACCTTCAAGGCAGAGAAGCAGCTGCAGCTAGATTTAAAGAAAGACTGCAAGTTTTTGGTGAGACATCAGCGTTTGTTTATGGAGCTCCTAAAGTTTTAGGTGGTGCTGTAAAACTTGCTGGCGGTGGATTAGATTTAGCCGCACCTTACTTTAACGCATTAGCCAAAGGTGTAGATAATAAATTTGGAGCTGTAGCTGCTGCTGAAAAAGCAGATAAAAATTCATGGGATTGGATTAGAAAGATGTTTACCTATGGCGGAGAGTATCAACAAACAGCAAAAAACAACAGAGCAATCATGGATGTGACTCAAGCGCAAAAAGGATATGCTGTAAATCTTGCTGGAGAAATTAGCGATAACATGGATAAAATTCAAAGAACCGTATTACAAGCTGCAAAAGATGGTGGAAAGTTAAACGCTAATGATTCTTTAGAGTTAGTAAAATCTATTACAGCTTACAGAACTCCCTTAACTGTTGTTGAAAGAAACTCCCCTGGTCTTACTGGCGATGCTAAAAAAGCCAAAATGAAAGAAATTCAAGATGAAGCTTTTAAAAAAATAAAATCTTTTGAAGGCGATGGCAATAAAATAGACTATAAAGAACTAGGAATAGATGCAGACAATCACTTGTCTTCTATTTTAGGAAAAAATAAAGAGTTATTTTCTTTAGAGCAAAAACTATTATTAGATTTGCTTGCTGGAAAAAAAGGCGCAACTACAATAGCAAATGAGACTCTTGACGAGGCTTTTCAAAAATCATTAAAAGAAAACATAGGCATGTATGGAACAACCCTGTATAGACAAATTTTAGATAAAGGAAATTTTAAACCAGCGCCTGAAGTATACGACAGAGCCCTTAATAAAATAGTAGAAATATTTGAATTAAATAAAAAATTTGACAATCCTAGATCTAAAGCAGAATCAATTTTTAAAGAAATAGGAAATCCTGAAACTTTTGCAGTAGCTGGAAGCGAAAAAACTTCGCAAGGATATGCAAACAATATTATTAATACTGGATTATTAAAAGGAAAAAAATTAAAAAACTTGCCTGAAATTAGAGAAGCTTTAGGTGAGATTACTCCTTTAAATTACAAAAAAGGCTCTGAGTGGAAAACAGCTTTAGAAGATGAATCTCTTGGAGCTGTTGCAACCATGACTAAAATTGCAACTTTAGTAGGAGACATAAAAGCTTTTGATGACATAAAAGCGCTTAATGACACAGCAAAAATAAGAGGCACAACAACTTTCTTAAAAAGTTCTGATGACTTAAAAAAATTAGGAGGAGAACCAGAAGCGCTTACAAACAAAGGAGAAGTTAAAGGATTGGTTCCTAATATTGAAATAGTAGATCCTTTAAGCAAAACAGGAGGAAAAGTTACATATGTAAAATTTGGAGAAAAACAAGGAGCTCTAAAAGACATGTATGCTCCAAAAGATTTTGTTAAAGCTTTAGAAGAAACATCTTTTGACATTACAAAAAATGTACCTGATATTTTAGCCAATGCTTACAAAGGTTTATTAGCGTTAAAAACAGTTGGACAATACAACAAAACACTATTATCTTTTGGTGCTCACATAAGAAACAATACCAGTGTGCCAGTTATGGCTATGATGAATGGCAATCTTGGTCCTTCTGGAAACTTTGTAGATGCATTTAAAAAATCATTCGCTGGTGTATTGGACCCAAGAGGAAAAACAAAATTTGCAGAATCTCTTAAAGACTCTAAAGATTATGGAATTAATGTTTCAAGAGGTTTTCAGTTACAAGAAATAGCTGATGTCGGTTCTTATTCAACTCAAAACGTTCCTTTACTTGAAAGATTAAAAGGCATGGGGGTAACTGCTCGGTTACAAAAAGTTAGAGATACTGCTTTAAAACCAATTGAGAGGGTTTATACAGGATCAGATAATGCAGCCAGGTGGGTAAACTGGAATGGCGAACAGTCAAAGCTTACAAAAGTAATTGCTAATTCAGCAGACGATGCTGTAGTCCCAGTTTCTGCTGTTAAAAACTTTACTGATCCAAAAATAAGAGAGTTGATTGAACTTGGGCCTACTGGAAGGGAAGCCGTAATAAATGTTGGAAAATTAAAAGCAGCTGGCGATGATGTGGTAGAAAAATTTATTAAAGGCGAAGGTGCTGACATAGCTTTAAATGTAACTCCAACTTATTCAAGAGTTCCTGAGTTAATTAAACAGTTAAAATTTATTCCCTTAATTGGTAACTTTACTGCTTTCCCTGCTGAAATATTTAGAAACACTGGTAATACTCTTCAAAGAGCTATTAAAGAGCTGGCAAGCACTAACTCTGAATTACAAAAAGTAGGAATGAGAAGATTGACTTCAGCACTGGGAACAACTATTGGCTTGCCAGTAGGATTGGTTGAAACAGGAAAACTTTTAACAGGTGCAGAACAAGAACAAATAGATGCATACAAAAGATCCTTTGCAGCACCTTGGGAAAAAACAGCGACTATGATTCCAACTGAAACAGATGCCTCTGGAAACGTTACAGGATTTATTAATTATAGTTACACCAATCCTTATGATTTCTTACAAAGACCTGTTAAGGCTGTATTTAATGCTATTTCAGAAGGCAATAGAAACGAAGCAAGCTTAATGAGCATAGCTGCTAATTCAACAGCAGACGCGATAGGAGAAATGGCAGATCCATTTGTATCTCCAAGTCTTGGTTTTAATGCAATTCTTGAGGCCAAAGAGGGAAGAACATCAACTGGTAAAACTATTTACAACGAAGCAGATATGTTGGGAGAAAAAAGCATTAAACAATTTATACATGTTTTCAATTCAATAGCACCAACATCATTGCCTGTTACATTTCAAGTTGATGCAGATGGAACTCAAATAGTACAAAAAGATTTTATAACCGCTGTTGCTGCTCTTGCTACAGGAGAAAAAGATTTAATTAGCCCAAAAGGCAAACCCATTGATGTTGCAGAAACTTTAACAACAGCTTTTACTGGCGTTAAAACTGTAAGGCCTCAATTAGAAAAGTCGTTGTATTATAAAGCTGCAGAATCTAAAAGAGCTATTAGAGAAACCACCAATGAATTTAATAGGTTGCTTAGATCAAACAGCAGAAGAGATGCTGAAGATTTTCTTCAGGGTTACATTAATACAAACGAAGATAGATACAATTCATTAAGAACTCTTTATACAGCAATTGAAGACGCAAGAACACTTGGTTTGGAAGAGTATGAAATTAGAGAACAATTAAAAATTGCAAAAGTAGCTAACAGAGATCAAGTTATGTTGGGTTTATTTAGACCGAGTGAAATAAATCCAGACGTTCTAGCATTTTCAAGACAACAAACACCAAACAAAGCTGGGCAAGTTGTACCGGTAGGTGATTTGTTAGAAGCTCAAATGGATCTAACTGGTCAAAGCTTACAAGGACAATTTTCAGATCCTCGCTCGCAACCAACTCCTCCTCCAATTAGAAGGGCATCAGATGTTCTCAGAGAAGAAGAGATGAAAAAAATACTGGGAACACCATAGTTTGTTCAACAAATACAACGCAAAGAAAGTTACGATCGATGGCATTACTTTTGACAGCAAGTTAGAAGGCGCCCGGTACAATCATTTAAAAGAATTAGAATCTATGGGCCTTATCTCTGACATAGAGATACACCCACCCTTCCCATGTGTGGTCAACGATAAAAAAGTTTGTCTTTACAAGGCTGACTTCAGATACAAGAACAGCGAAGGGGCTATGATAGTAGAGGACACCAAGGGGATTGAAACCCCTATGTTTAGATTGAAGAAGAAATTAGTAGAGGCACTGTACCCAGGCACAGAAATACTCGTAATAAAAAAACCAAAAGGCTAGAAGGGAACTCCGGTTTCCACCCAGGGTTTGATTTGAAGTAATGTGCCATCTAATAGTCTCTTAATGTTGTCAGATTTTTCTAACAGTTCTGTAGGAAACCCAGCGTTTACTACTTGAATCAATTCTTTGCTGGAATAAAAGTTATTGTCTGTTGAGCTCTTGGCCTCCGGAACATTAACAAATCTAAAACCATCCTTCTCATACACCACCACGTCTTTGTCTTTCTCAATCATCACCGCAGGTATTAGCTCTGGGATATAGTTATGAAGACTACAACCTTTAAGCTGCCGATCACTGCTAATCTTTTTATCGTGTTGATCGCAATGCCAATGTGCGTCTCCCTTGTCCATATCAATCTTTGCAAATCGACATGAGCGACAATGGATGTTTTCAGGCAGTGCTCTCCCCAAATAAGATGCTTGTTGCTTCGGAGTCATGAAGCTACGAATGCGGTAATCAGTCTCTGGTATATAATTTTCTGGTGGATCTTCTCTCGTAAGAATGTCTTTAGCTTTGTCCATCAAAGAATCGAACAGGATTTTATCATACTCAACTACTTCGGTATATAAGTCTGAGTTATTTTTATTATAAACAATGGCTATGGCGTGCTTAAAGTTAAACAAGCCCATGTATAAATGTAACTGGGCCTCGTATTCATCTGACCATTCACAATAACTGCCCAGCTTTTTTAAGTTCTTGAACCTACTGTCGTTGGCTGTTTTGAATTCTAGAAGGTATGGATTGTCTGCGTCCATGCCTGGAAAGTTGCGACCCACGCCATCTATGTGGCCCTTAACGTGCCCACCCAATGCTTCAGTCTCAAACTGTTTGCCATGGCTGTCAACGTCATATATGGAAGCCCCAGGTATCTTTCTTAGCTTCTTAATCAAGTCATCCTCTACCACGTTGCCAAGATCTAACAAGCGCAAGACTCTGGGCTCCCAATCGTTAGGCATGAGCCAACGATACCGCAACCAAACCAATCGCTGGTTAGGATTGCCAATGCCACTGATCCCTAAATAGAATCTCTGGTGTTGCTTTTCTTGTAACTCAACTTCATCAAGTAACTCGTGTATCTTGGTCATAAAACTATCTCCTCATTTTTCTTGGTTTTAATACCAACAACGTTCTCATACTTGCCTTGTTTTTGTAAAACAATCTCAGATATTGTATCAAAAGCCCCATTGTTTATAAGCTCTGCAGCCATCCAAGCTTGCTTTGGTGAGCCCCATTCAGTAGTAATCTTGTTCCATTTACGCACTGCCATGTTGTGTGCGGTAGGGTGGCCAAACATCAATGGCATCTTTCTGGGAAAGAACTCGTCTTTGATTGTAAATATTACTTGGCAGTAATCGCTGCCATTCTTAGACTTAACAACAGCTGCATAGATGTCTGTTATGGGTTTCATAACTGGTTTAGCTTTGGCTTTCTCATCAGAGAGAACAGCCTGTCTTTCAGCTTTGGTTCGCTTGGCTACCTCTCTTTCTTTCTTAGTCCACAAAGATTTAATTTGCTTGGACTCAAAGACCTGGCCACACTCAATGCATTCTTTAGCAGCAGGAGAGTTAATGGCATTGCAGGCAGCACAAATCTTAGGATGGTATCTGCCTTGTACATTTTCTTCTGGAGTAACTTCGTCTAAACAGCCATGGCGCGCAACGTTCTCTCCATAATCTAATAACAAACAGTTGCTCTTATCGTCATGCAATCTCATGCCTCGCCCACACATCTGCACATACAAACCAATGCTTTGTGTCGGTCTAAGCAGTGCTATGCAATCTGTTCTTGGAGCGTCCCAGCCTTCAGTTAGAACGCCCACATTACATAGGGCGTGGATCTTTCCAGACTCAAAGTCAGCAAGTATCTTGTCTCTCTCTATGTTGGGCGTTTCCCCTGTAACTACAGCAGCTTTGATTCCATATTGAATTAAATACTGAGTCATCTTCTGGGCATGCAATACCGATACGCAAAAGAATACAGTGGCTGTCCTGCCTTTTGTGTAAGCATTGTCAAGCCAGTCACTTACAACCTCGATTATGGTTTCATCCACCATGGCCACTTGCTCTAATTCTTTTTCCCGGAAGTCTCCATTCTTAAACTTTAAGCTAACCGATCCTGCATCAATGATGGCTTTATCGTTAACAGCGTAAGCTGATAAGCGTGACAAGTAACCATCTCTAATAAGCTCTGGAATAGATATAGAGTAAGCAATGCCTTTAAAGAAATGATCCTTACGATCTCCATAGATGTAGCCTTGGCCCATGCGATAAGGCGTAGCAGTGCAACCCATAACTTTCATATCGCCACGAGCAGACAGCTCAGTAATAATCTTTTGATACCTGGTGTGTGATGTGGGTGGCACGTTGTGTGCCTCATCAATGATCATGTAATCAAACTTACCAACCTTGGCAAGTCTCTTGGGAGATGCCAGGGTATCTCTGCTGGCAACCAATACTTGGGCATCGTGTTGAAAGCGTTTCATCCCAGCTGCTAGAACGCCTACCGGCGCATCGGGCCATACCATCTTTAGTTTGCTCTCAGCTTGAGAAACCAATTCTTTTCTATGTGCTAGGACAATAAACCTGGCGTTAGGATCTTTGGCTAATACTTCTTTAATGAAGTGAGAAAAGATAATCGTCTTGCCAGCTGCTGTGGGCAATGCAAGTAAAGCATGTTCGTTGGTTGGTTTTGTTTTAAACCAATGATGCAGGGAGTCTATTGCATCCCTTTGGTAGTATCGAAGTTTCAATGGACAACTTTTTTTTCAGTGCTTCTGGGCGATCTTAAAAGAAACTCTAAATCTTCTACTGAATTTATATCAAGCTTCTCGTTTATTACAGTTGATATTAGCTCCATGGCCTCATAAGAATCTTCTGTAAAGTTAAACGACATGTCTATGGTAAATTTTAAAACAGTCATAACTGCTGTTGCAGTATCTAAGTCTTGTCTGTCCCAATCATCGATGCACATGGATAAATCCTGCATGACTGTATCGGATGTTTTCTTGTCTAAAGAATATTTTTTATCTTTGCTCATTTATTATTCTCCATTTGTTAATTTACTAATATCAATAGAATCTAAATTGTTAGTTGTTAAACCTTTTTTAAGATCAGCTAATAATTGACGAGCAACTAATTCAGTAAATATTTTATTAAAATCTGTATCTTCTCTTTTTTCGCCAGTTTTAGACACCGTTGGATAATAAAGTTGACCACCAAGATGTGTTAACATAGTTTCAGTTGCACCTTGCAAACCTGTTAATAAAAAATTTTCTTGTGCTTCTTTATAAATAGCACTGCTAAATATAATTTCTTCTAAAGTTTTATTGCTCATGCTCCATACTTCCTAAAAAATACAGTAAATCTGCTTTCTTTTTCATCTTTTGTATCCACGTTTAGTAAGGTTAGTTTAGCATCTTTTACTTTTTGATCTATTTCAAACGGCAGGCTGTCGAATGTTTGATCTAAAGAATCTAGCAAAGATTCCACCATGGTAATCAAGGCCTTTGCCTCTCTGGTATTTATTGACATTTTTTTCTCCAAAAAAAGTGAAACCCTCACAGCAAACAACTGGATTTCAAAGTTGCTAATAAACCGGCAATGAATTGCCCGGCATTGCTTATGTAATATAATCAATTGGGTTATAATTCTCCCAATTGTCTTCTTTGAGATAATACTTAACGTTATCTCTAATAAGGCGAGGAGTAGCCAAGGCATAGCCCAGGTCAAGCAAAGCTTTAGATACTCTCTCGGTTGTTTCATCTACAGAATCGCCATCTCTCTTTAATATGTCGACCTGGCTATGCAATTCCTTGATGAAATCCATCTACTTGTCCCAGTCAAACCCGTCATCGTCTGATGACTTTTCTGCTGGAGCAGGCGAAGGGGATGAAGGTTTTGCACTGGCAGTCCCTGCGGCGAACTTACCAATAACATTTTTATCATCCCACTTTGTTCCGTCTCCCTTGTCGTTGCCTTCTTCTATGCGAAGCGTTGCATGAAAACATATGTTCATCATGCTTTCGAGTGCCTCTAGGCCAAAGTTTTCGACATCGGGATCCATACCCATGGCTTTTCTCCAGTTACGAAGTTTGCCTTTGGATACATTCAAGCCATTGCCTTCAAGCATAAAGTTTTCCCAAACTTTTCTGCCTGCAAACTTAGGGCCAACAACTTCAAAAGTTATGTTGATCATTTTATGACCACTGCTTTTGGCAGTTCTTGACTCCCAGGTTTTAGCAACCATTTCATAATCGCCGGCTGGCATGGGACCTATCGAACTAGTATCTAGATCGTCTACGTCAGTTAGGTTAATTTCAAAATCAGACATTGTTTTTCTCCTATTTAGATTTTAAAGATTCTTTAAAAGCAGTCATAAATGCATCCCAATCTAAGTCTAATGGGAGGTTTCCCAAGTCGACTCTAGATTTAGCATCAAAGGCTGCTGCGTATTTGTGAAACAACTTTCGCTTGCCATATGACACAGCTCTGGTTGATTCCTTGAAACCTTGCCCACTTGTACGAGTTGATACCTCGTAGTTTGCAAACAAGTTGAAGTCTACCCATTCTCGTATCATTGCTGATACTTTCTTGTGTAGATTCATTTCCCAACGATCGTAGGGCTCACGCTCTGGATCGTTGAAAGTTCTAATGGCTACATGAGAAAGCAAGATGACGTGCATCTTTTTTTCTTGTAACCCATCAAACATTTGTAAAAGTCTGCGATATAACTCCGCTGACTCTGTATAACCTTTACCGAAGCCAAGGGCCTCAATTGATTTGATTGAATGATTTTGACATACCTTCTGTTGCACTAACTTCTCAGCCCAATCAGTTGTATCAAACACCAGGGTTCTATAGTCATGGTCTTCATCGTGCAATGTTTGTATCTGCTTAACGATGTCATCGTAGCTTTTACACAAAGGGAAGGAAGGAACATCGATAAAGTTAGTTCCGTCCTCAGTCTTAATGAAGATAGGCTTGGGTGCTTGTGAACCAAAGGTAGACTTACCTATGCCATCGGTTCCTGATATGTT